TTAGCGAGATCGACGCCACTTCTCGGACTTTGGCTGAACACTTTGCTGCTCCCGGCGTTTCATACCGTCGGGTGGAAGCAGTTGAGTCTCAGTCCGAAACCTTCTCATCCAAGCAGGTAACGGCTTTTGAGACATCTGGTCATCCCTTCGCCCAGTGGCGAAGGTTCCAGCATGTTCATAAGACGTCTTCTGTGAAGATAGTCGGTGAAGTGGTTGTCGCCCATAATGGGGATCCGGGTCGCCTTATGGAGGCTTCCGGGTTCTCTCTGGAGAACTTCGTCCCGACAGTTTATGAGCTAATACCTCTAAGCTACGTGGCGGACTACTTCTGGAACATGGGTGACATTCTCGAGGCTTTCTCCTTCATCTCTGGAAACAGAGCATGGTGGAGTCGATCTTCAGTTAATAAATCTGAAGGATCAGTCTCGGGTTCGTTGGTACCGGTTCAACCCGGTATCATTACACGGACAGGTTCCGTAGGTAGCTGTGAGATACGCGGCACTTCGATGGTTCGTGATGATCCAGGTACTACGAGCATTGGGCTCGAGTTTAAACTTCCTGGGTCTCACTTATTCTCGAAGCTCGCCAACGTAGCATCCTTAGGGGTGCAATCCCTCACGGCATCAAAACTGTTGAACCGTTTAATACACGGTTAGGCAGTCTTCTTTTAACCCTCTTGGAGTTCGATATGGCTGTAAGCCTTACCTCACCAGTTACGGGCACTGCTCAGACTGGTCTTGTCACGCCGACATACACGGTCCTCCCGGACCAGATGCCGGATATTAACGCGGAGCAGCACTACGTGAGCGCCCTTGGCGGCACGCAGACGAATGTTCGCATTCATGCTGCTAGCGACCCCTTCACGACCGCTTTTTGGCGGGACAAGGTCATTAAAACCCTTGGCCAGCTGGGTCTGAATGGGATGTATGGAAACGTTCCGGTCAACAAGTACAAGGTGGTGACCCGCAAGGGCGTCATCGTGGCGGCTGGTCAGCCGCCCCGTGTAATGTTGATTCGTACTGAGATCGAATGTCCCGCTGGTGCGGAGTCTTACGACTTCCCCAACGTGGCAGCCGGCCTCAGTCTCCACATCGGATCCCTTTCCCAGCAGTCTGCTGGTTTGGGTGACACGGTGAAGTCTGGCTCGCTGTAATGGCTAGCAAGATTTCGCCGAAGATGTGGATCCGCTACATCGTTGCTGGTATCCTGGGCTTTGCTGGAAGCAAGGTCCTTCCGGATACTGGCAGCTGGTTAGCGGATGTAACCGCAGTTATCCTAGGGTATTGATTCCTTAGGCTGCGGAGAACGTTTCTATAAGGATAAGACCATATGGCAGTTGATGCACGTGCTCTTTATCGTTGCCTTGAGCAGGACTTGACAGGTCCCTTGACACAGAAGTGTCTCGAGATCACCGAGGCTGCCTCCAAATCTTTGCTAACCTCATTCTTGAAGAAATTCGAGGATGATGGCGGGCAGGAAGCGGATAAAGCAGCTTTCGATAAGTTCTTATTGGTTAATAGCCAATGCGAACGGTTCAAGTTTGCGCCTATGCACGAATGGGAATGGATGGTGATCGGAGAGACCAAAAGTCTCCTGTATCACTTTTTCCACCCCTCCAGTGTCGGGCATATCCTTACCTGGGAGAGTGTGTTTAAACACGCTCGTCCAGGGCCGGGTGCCTCCATTGGGGCGAGGGGCGAAGACTTCTACACGAAGCACTTCGATTCAACCCTCACCTATACGCACAAAGCGCGATTCCTCGTAACGCTTTATCAGCGTTACCTCAATGATACCTCGTGGTGGAAAAGCGGTGAAATACTCCGCCAAACTATCTACGGGTTCAAAGAGACTCAAGGATCCATTATGTCCACTGTTCCGAAGAACGCAGACATAAGTCGGACCACATGTACTGAGCCTTCCCTTAACATGTTTTTCCAGTTAGGGGTGGGTGAAGTTATTAGTGACCGATTGCGTGAATGGGGGCTTAACATACCCTCTCAAGCTCCCTTAAATCAGGAGCTTGCACGCGTGGGGTCCCTCACCGGGGCCTTTGGTACCATCGACCTATCATCTGCTAGCGACTCACTGTCGATAGAGATGATGCGGTTCATGCTTCCACAAGACGTCTTCACGACGCTGTGGGTGTTGCGATCAGATGAAACGCAGGTTCCCGGAAGGGGAACTGTGCCACTCCATATGATTTCAACCATGGGTAACGGGTACACATTCCCGTTACAGACGGTACTATTTACATGTGTTGTTCTCGCTGTTTACCGTTGCCTTGGTATCCACTGCCAAAAGCAGTGTGATGGCCGAGGCGACACCTGGGCAGTTTTCGGGGACGATATAATTGTGCGCCGTGAGGCGTATAATCTAACCGTCCGTATCCTTGAACTGCTTGGTTTTACGGTGAATAGCGAGAAGTCCTTCAACGAAGGACCGTTTCGCGAGTCCTGCGGTACCGACTGGTATGCAGGCACCGACATTCGCGGGGTCTATTGCAAGACTCTTACGACTGACGGATCGCGGTTCTCCCTCATAAACCGCCTGATGCGATGGAGCACTAAACACGGGATCGTTCTTAAACGGACGATCTCGCTGCTCTGTCGCACTGTCCCGCGGTATTATGTTCCATTCCTGGAACAAGACGACGCGGGAATCAAGGTACCTGAGATCATTCTTGGCTTGTCAGGACGCCAGAGGTTCGGTTTGGCCTATAAAAAGGTTCAAATCGTGCCTCCAGCGTTGACGCTCGACAAGGATGGTCTTTCAGTCAGGTCGCCTCGTTACGGGAAGAGTCGACGACGACGGCAGAATGATTATGCCGTTGTCGTTTGTGCTCTTCATGGGAGCTTCTCCGGGGGAACGCTATCGCTTCGGGTTAATCCCCATCGCGACAGTTACCTCCGGTGCAGGGGTAGAGCTACGTATTGGGATGCGGTTATCCGCCAAGTGACCTTTCCGGGTCACCCGTACGTGCTCCATCTAGTTCCGGTGCTTTCACCGGATGAGTGGCGGTGCTGGTCAAGCACCGTCAGAATCACCTTGAGAACGTGATTCTTCTATCGAAGGCCTAGAAACCTTCCGGAGTTTGC